TTTGCAAATAATAACCACCATGCAATTCATCATCTAATACCGATTTCTTTAAAATATCATTCCAACTTTCGCCTTTGCTATTTGCTTTCTTTGGAACATCTTCAAACCCTTTACCAAAGATGTAATTTGTTTTCCCCTTAACAATTGCTCCATGTTTAGGTGATTCTGCAAACAAATCAATCAGGTAATTTGAATAGTTATTTTTCTCGCCAAACTCAACATATCCTGAACCATATTTTTCTTTAAATTTAGGTATTTGTGCTTGGTCGAATTGGATGTTTATTATGCTTCGTAAATTATTCACCATCATAAGTTTTAAATTCGTTATCTTGATCTGAATATTCAGTTGGTTCAAAGGTAGTGCTTTCATCTAAATACATAAAGCCTTCCTCTACAATATTTCCACTTAATGCTTCATTTGTGTTGCTGCTACTTGCTTGTTCCCTTATTCTATATCTCCATGTTCCTGCTTCAGCAGTTGCAAATGATGTTGATGTTACAACAATCTTTTGAAATCTATTTGTTGTTGATATGTTAGTGCCTACAAATTTAACAACTTCTTCAGTTGCTGAAGTAAAAATAAATAAATAATAAGGATTGGTTAATGTTGCCAATTCATATCCGGTGAATATTAAATTTGTTGTATCTCCTTTTGTGATGTGTAACATATCCTTTATATTAAAAACCCCACCTACACAAAGTAGGTAGGGTAAACCAAAACTTAACTATGACTAAAACAAACTATCCCGCAGTTTCTAAAGCTAATCCTGTTGCAGTATTAACTTGTAGCATTTCATCCTTTTCAATACCTGACAAAGTCAAATTGTAACCTTGTCTATCTCCTGCTGCTGTTCCACTTCCACTATCTACTGTTGCAACATATAAACCATTTCCTTTACCATACATTCTATAATTACCATCCATGTCAAGAGTTACAACCATGCATTTGTTCTTCGCTAAAGTACGAATAATATTTGCAGTTGTAGAATCTCTCTTATTGATTGGGAATACTACTTGATGAGTATAGAAGAAAGAACCATTTTCTTCACTTCCTGTTCCGCTTGAAGTAGCATTTGCAACTGCTCTTGGAACTTCAAACTTATAAAATCTTTTACCTGTTGCTTTAGTGATGCCTGTAACCAAGCCACTAACATCTGCAACACTTGTAATGTTTCCAAACTCGGCAATAAATACCGCTTGTAAACCACCAATAGATTCTCTACAATCTATGGTATATCCTGCTTGTATAGCACATGCTGCTGGCATAATATTATATTTTAAAAAGGGAGTATTTCTACTCCCTTATATTAAGAAATTTAGATTGTTGATTTGAACTTCACACACAATGTTGTGTAAGCTACATTCACACCTAATTTGAAAGCAACTCTATATCTTACTTCATTGTTATCTTTTGAATACCAAATAGAGTAGTTATCTTCTTCTGCTTCTAAATCGAAAGCCAAAGCGATGTTGCTCAAAGTTGTTGCGTAGATATCACCTGTTCCGTTCAATCCGTTTACTGCAACTAATTCAACATTAGTTCCTGGTATAACGAAAGTTTGATTTGCATCTGCATCAACTTTGTAGTTGTAAAGATTCAATGCCTGATAAGCAAGAACTGCTAATCTGTAAACATCGTTTCCAACCATTACTTTTAAATCTTCAGCATCAATGATTTCAACAGGAACTGCTTTGTAAACTGCATTAATACAAGATACAACATTTGCAGCAGTAATTACAGATATAGTACCTGTTGCACCTGTGTAACCTGTTACATTCGCATCAACTGGAGAACCTGCATCAATTAACTTCATCAAACCATCAAACTTATTTGTGTTTGTGTTTGTGTTTGTTCCTGTTGTATCACCTTGCCATAAAGCAACTTCTAATTGCTTTGCAATCATTTTATTCTTTTGTGCTGCAAACTTATCAGAGAATTCAGCCCAACCAAAATCTTCATAAGTAGAACCTGCTTTCAATGCTTCCTGACTGAAGTATGCTTCGAAATCTTTCGGACAAATTGTTTCTTCCAATTTGATTTTACCAACTGTTACAGTAGCTTGTGAAAGAGTAGTTGATCCACTTGCATTCCAACCACATGCATCAGTTTGGAAAGTTGCATTAGTTGCTAATTTTGGAACTGCAACTGATGATTTTGTTTTTGGTAATAAGATACCACCTGCTTTGATAAGGCTTTGAGTTTTTGCACTAAATACTGCTTCAGTTAATAATGGAGCAATCTGTTGTTTAGTATATGAACTTATGCCTGAAAATACTAATGCCATTTTATTTTATTTTTTAATTATGAACAAATTGTGTTAGAGAAATTTTCAAATGCTTTTCTTGCATCTAATTCTTTATTGAAATTGTTTGCAGTTTTAACACCTTCATCTGCTTTTGCAGTTGGTGCTTCTACTAACAATTTACTAATATCCATTAAGCCTTGAATTACTTTGTTGGCTTGTGTTAATTTAACTTCATATTCTGCAAACTTATTTTCATAAGCAGCGAATTTTTCATTTGTTGCACTTTCAAATGCAGCAAACTTTGCACTCATATCAATAATAACTGGTGCTTCCATTGGTGCTTCAGGAGCATACAATTCCATGATTACACCATTATCACCAACTACAATTTTTGTTCCATCTTCAAGCATGTGTTCACCCATTGGAGCAGGAACACCTTTGATTGTAACAATTCCACCAACTGCTAATTCAGTAACTTCAACTTCCGTTCCATCTTTTAATTTAGCTGCAATCATTTTAACTGCTGCTTTAGGCATTGCTGAAACATCACCACTTGCATCTGTCATTGGATTTTTTACTAATTCAGCAAAGAAAATCGAAACCTTGTCTAATATTGTTTTTGCGTTTTCCATAATACTATATATTGTTTTTTTTAAAAAGGTACTTTTAATAATGCAGATAATTCTTTTAATTTCTTTTCTGCATAACTTTCTTCTTTATTTGGTGCAGCATAATCAAAATATCCTTCAACACTAAATCCTTTGACTTTGCCTTCTTTAATCAACTTCCATACTTGCTCATTCTCAACATAGAATGATCCAAACCAACTTCCGTCTTTTGCATCTTCATATCCTGCCATTGGTAGTATTCCCCTTGCCTTATCAACAATGAAACTTTCAAACATTACCAATCCATCAACTTGCATATTTGAATCATGCATCAGATTGACATTCTTTTGATAACCTTTCTTTGAAAATTTAATTGCAATATCTTTAATTGTTTCAGGTGAGAATGTTACATAATGTTCACCGAATTTTTTATTATCTCTATAAATTGGAGTATCTGCCAACATTAATGGTCCTGAAATGATATGTTGTTCTTCGTTTGTTATTTCAAACTTTACAAAATTCTCTTTTCTTATTTGCTCTAATTTTCTACTTGCCCATTCAACACCTTCATCACCACCCCATGCTAACCACATCAATCTTCCGCATCCATCACCTAATTCCTTTTGAGAATTTTGTTTATGCCTTGCAAATGAAGCCATTCTGCTAATTGTATCTTCGCTGATATTTTCACCATTTGCTAATTGATTTGCTCTTGCTTTTCCAACAGGAGTTCCACATTCACCCCAACCATTTTCTTCTGCCCATCTCAATGCTATCTTTGCATTCTCTTTTGCTTGTTGTGGATAATCATTGTAAGTTTCTGCAAACTTCTGACCAACTTTATTCAATTCCTTTATCACATCAGCATTATTATCATGATGCTTTGCAATACCTAATTCAATAATCTTTTCAACTTTTGCTTTGTTGCTTCCTGTTGCATAAACTCTTGATTCAGGAATACCTAATTCTTTTGCAGTTGTAAGCATTCCTTCTTTGTCTTGTCTTGCAGAAATAATATAAACAGTTGCACCATTCTTGATATCATTTGTAGCCATTTGTTTGCCACGTTCTGTTGATAACGTATCATCATAATCATAAGAAATTTTTTCACCGGCAAAATGTTGCTCCCAAAGTGAATTGCATATTGCAACCGCTTGTTCACTTTCTTTGCCTTCATCAATAACATATTTGATGCATCTTGGTAAGAAATCATTTTCATGTTCTCCTTTGCTTGGTTCAATAAATGATTCACGAAATACATGGAAGTCCTTCATGATTGCAGGTTTATCTACCAATGCAACAAATGAAACCTCTGCATCATCTTGCAAATCTTCAACTATTTTAAGTTCGTAAACTGGTAATTCCATAATACTATATATTATTATTTGAGTTGTTGTACTTTTAACTAATTCTTGCTGCTCTGTTTAATCTTCTAATTCTTTCTTGGTTTCCGCTTACATCTGATTCAACCACAAATGCTCTTGCTGCAACATTACCTATTTGATTAACTTGCCCTTGATTGATTGTTGTTGAAGATGCCTGTGGAAGTATTGGAGCAGATGGAGCAGAAGGAGCAGCAACACCACCGCCGCCACCACCTGGAACTTGAACCGATGTAATTGCTTTGATACTTTTAAAACCTGTTGCTAAAATTGAAGCAACTGAAACGATCTTTTGAATAGTTCCAAATGGTTCAGGTATAACTGTTTTTGCTCTTAATACTTCAGTTGCACCAACATAAGTATTTATTAATGCAGAAGCAATTCCTAATGCTTTACCTGCTGCCGTTTGCTTACCTAAAATATCTGAAAATGTCGCAGCAGCATTGCTAATTATATCATACTTTGTTTTTGTACTTTGCCATTCTTCTTCATCAGTTTTTTTCTTTATTTCTGCTGCATTAATATTGGCTTGGCTTACTTGTAAATTGAATGTACTTAATGCACCTAAAACTTTCTGTTGATTTGATAAAGTAACTTTTTCCTTTTCAATTTCTGCTGCTTTTAACTTATCTGCTTCTTCCTTATCATATTTATCATTGATGTCAGTAGTTTGTTGTTGATATGCTTCTCTTATTTTTAATATAGA